CTAGAAGTTAATTTAACACTTGCAGTTACAGCCGTAGTATGAACATTACAAAGTATTAATCCAAGGACAACAGTAGTTGTTGAACCTGGTACTGTGTACAATGCTAATGGTGTACCTGCACTTGTTGGCATAGCGTCATTTGTTACGACTTTGAAAGTGTTTGCCATGTTTTATTTTCTCCTTAATTTATTAACCTAAAGCAATTGCTAAAGGTGTTGGGTCGGTTGCTGCTATTGTTAAAGTTTCATTACCACCATCAGAGTTTTCTGTGAAAGTAACTGCTTCTCCTGCAACTAATTTACCATTTAAATAACCTGCTGTAGTATCGTTTGCAGAAACATTTGTTTTAACATCTGTATCTGTTGTAATTGTATTCCAAGAACTTCCGTTATAATATTTAAGAGCATTAGCAGAACTTACGTAAGCTAAGTCTCCTGCATCTAAAGAAGTTGTTGGGTCGTTTGTTGAAATTCTGTATCTGTTTGCAAAGTTGCTAACATTTGAAATATTTGAAGCAACTGTAGTTACATCAGAAGCAATACCTGCTACTGAAGTTACATTAGCTGAAATTCCTGCTACTGTTGTAACATTAGCTGATACTCCCGCTACTGTTGTTATATTACTAGAAATTCCCGCAACAGTTCCTATATCAGTTCCATCATTTGCCACTGTAGTAACATCTGAAGAAATACCTGCTACCGAAGTTACGTTAGATGATATTCCTGCAACTGTAGCAATATTTCCTACAACACCTGAAGCTCCAAGTGTTGCCATATTTGTTACATTAGCACTTGTTGCCAAAGTGTTTAAATCAGTTACAATATCTGCTGTAGCTAGTGTGTTTAAATCTGAAATAATATCACTTGTTGCAAGTGTATTCATATCTGCTACAACATCAGCCGTTCCTAAAATTGCCATATCAGCAACAGCTTCGGCTGTTCCTAATCTTCCTATTTCAGTTGCTTTGGCTGCTACTGCACCAATATCAGTTGCGTCTCCTGCAACAGCCGTAACATTACTTGCAATCCCTGCAACTGTTGTCACATCACTTGCTATTCCTGCTACAGTATTTATGTTTGGTATATTTGTTGAAATGTATTGTTTATTTACAGCATCAGTATTAGCTGTAGGGTCAGCTACATTTTTAATTCTTTTACTCTGAGCGTCCCATTGAAAATCTGAATTGTCTAATTTAATTCTGTCGTTTGCGTCATCAATAGCTTCTTGAGACATAAAGAAACCTTGATTAGAGTCCGTGTCTAAATCATTTTCTGTTAGAACTGAACCTGCTGCATAGTCAACTAATCTTGAAGTTTGACTTGTTGCTCTTCTAATTTCAATTGAAGTTAAATTAGCAGGGGCAGAGTTAAAAGTTATTTGAGTTCCGGCACCATTCCATGTGAAAGCTGTTGTAGCTACACCATCAATTGTAACAGTAATATCAGCTTGGTCTCTATAAGAGAAACTTACTGCGTATTGCGTAGTATTTCCGTTACCTGTATATCTCACAAATGAGTTAGCCATTTTACTCCTTTTCTTATATTCCTTCTAATATGGGTACTTATTGTTGTCTTTCTTCAGGGAATTTCCCTGCTAAAGCCTTTAAAATGTTTTGTACACCGATTAAATTGTAGTATGGCAATATACCAATTGCTTTATTTGCGTCCCCACTAGAAAATTGTCTATTGGGATTAAAGGTAGATTGCGAAATTGCCTTTATTGTAGGCATTAATTTTTGGAAAATAAATGAATAAGTAGGATTTCCTGTAATAATATTACTGTCTAATCCACTTGTTCTATATCCAAATATAGGTACATCTGTATATAATGAACCTACTAAGTTTGCACCGATTGGCATTAAAGACGCAAAGGCTGCTCTTTGAAAAGCTGCTTTAGCAATAACGTCAGGTGCTAATCTATTTTCTAAAAATTCTTCTTTGTTTGGGTGCAGTTGTGCTTGAATAGACATCTGTGCTGAATACATCATTCCAGCCCAAATCATTGAGTTCATAAATGAGTCGAACACAATAGCGTCTCTCATTTTTAAACCATATAAAAATTGTTTAGCCCATGAAGTAAACATAAAGCTTCTAAACTGATAAGCTATTTGTCCTAAGTGACCACTAGCGTCCATTCCATATTCTTTTAAAAATCCGAAATAAGCTTTCTCTCCAATGTCAGCTTGTTGTACAACTCTATGTGATAATCTTCTCATAGCCATAATGTAAGCTGCTCTAGTTTCTAAAGCCCACTTATCAAAATTTGCTAAAGCAATTCTAGTTCCTAATTCGCCTTTAGTCCATTTAGTATGTTTTGCAAATTCTTTATTAATTCTTTCTAACATCTGAGGACTAATTCCTAAGTCGTCCATTCTTAACTGCATACCTTCATCAGTCATTCTATTTTTTCTTGCAGTTATTAATTTTGCAAAAGGGTGTTCACCTTTTCCTAAAGCAAAACTAGCCCACTTATGTGTAAACTCTGAAACTATAAATACTTGCATAGATGAAGTTGTTCCAAATTGTCCTGACCAAGTATTTGTAAATCTGTTTCCTCTATCTAACCAATTCTCAGCTTTACTAATTGCATTTGGATTTACTCCTGAACCAAAGTCATCTATTCTGTTTGTAACCTGTTGTAAAAGTTTATGGTTACCAACATAACCTACAGTTCTATCTATCTCTTCTATAAATCTATTTTCTTTTTCACCGTTAGCTACACGTTTCATTACACGTCTAAATTCAGGAACGTGTTTCATAGTGTATCTCCAACCAAGTAATCCTGTAACGTTACCCATTTCAGCCATGTTAGCAAAACCTACTTGGTTCATAACCCTTGAGTAATTTAATTTTCTTATAAATCTTCCTATCGTTGGTGCTAGTCCACCTGGATTTTCAGCTAAAGGTCTTCCTTTAATAAAAGAGTAAACCATATCCATAGCTTGAATCTCATTGTTCATTTGCCATTCATTCCATTTACCTCTTAACCCAGATTTATTTAAATTAGGAGAGTTTGCGTAGTCATCTAAAACTTGTTGTCTTAATCTAGTCCAGTCTCCTCTAGATTTAATTCCTTTTGAAGCTAAAGCTATATCACCTGTAACTGCATGAAGATAATTTAGAAATAATACTTCACCATTGTTTTCTAATAAATCAGAAAAATTCATTTTGCCATCAGTATATCCTTCATCAAATTTAATTCTTCTTTTTAAATAAGACGCACTTCCGGCACTTCCTGCTGGAACTTTGAATAAACTATTTACAATACTATCAATTTCACTTTCATCTAATCCGTGGTCTGCTAAAGTTCTTCTAAACATTTCTCTTTTTTGCATAGAAGTAACAATAAAGTCTAAATTAATTCCACCTCTAGTCATTCCTGATTTTTGAACAATTGTAACTAAATTTTCAGCAATAACCATTTTTTGTGCATTAGTTAAGGGTTTAGATTTTACACCTCTAACCATAGTATCTTGCATAGCATTAACTAAGAAAGTTTTTAGATATTGCAATCCGTTAGGTTGCTCTAAAACTTTTTGCATTTTTGTTGGGCTGTATTTTCTGTTGATGTAATTAAAATTTTCAGCAACATTTTCAGCACCTTCAATACCTGATTGTTTCATTATCTGTAAAAGAGAATCATAATTTGTATTCATTTCATCTCTCATAGCGTCTACAGCTTTTCTTGAAGCTTGTGTATTATATCCTAATTCATTAACAGCTAATCGTTCTCCTCTTTTAACTCTAGCCCATAAACTTGCGAACTCTTCTCTTACAGCAGGAGTATTCATACTTGCCATTTTAAATCTACCCAAAGCTTTTTGTTCTAATAGCCAAGCTTTAAGGTGTACATCATTTGCTTTATGAAATGCACCCATATACGTATCTTGTACAATAGCTTTAATTTCACTAACAGCTACAGGTCTTACATAGTTTGCATTACCTGCTTTTGGTGTAGAATCTCTAACTAAAAGATTAGCCATTTTTCTCATAGTAGGATTAATGTCAGATGACATTGCTGCAAAGAAATCAAACCTAGCTTTTTTAGCAAAAGTCTGAGGACTTAATTCCATATTCTTTAATATATCAAACGAATAAGATTGACTTCTTAAAAATTCTTTTGCTGCGTCTTCAGATTCAAAAAGTCCTACTTCAGTAGCGTCTTTCCAACTACAATCTTTCATAGGTATCGGTAATTTTTTCTTTGCCATTATTTACATTTCCTTACTTCAATTGTTCCATCTTTTTTCTTGTCAAGAATATATTCATCTTTACTACCTCGTTTTCCTATAGGGGTAATATCAATTTCTGTTTTACCATCTTTTCTTGTACGTGTTAAAAGTTTCATGTCTGTTGCTTCATCATACCAATCAAATACTCTTTCACCTGAACCATTTCCTTTATAAGGATTAGGATTGTTAGGAGATACTACTGGTACTCCACCTGAACTATTTGGTGATGGAAAGCCACCGTCATTCATAGTCTTAGCGTCACTTTCATCTAAGTGTCTTTTCATTAAAGCATTTACAGCTTTGTCATTATCATTATTAAATTTTACTTTTTTGTAACCTCTTAATCCAAGAAGTCCACCAATTAATCCACCTGTCATTATGCCGTGCATAACATCATCAGCGTCTAAGTCTGGTCTTTGACTTGCTAAGTAAGCTTCAATTGCACCAATCGAAACTGCACCTGTTCCTGCACTTCTTAAAATTCTAGCAACTCTATGTGCTTTACTTACAGCAAAGAACGGTGCTGCTAATCCTTCAGTTCCTAAAATAACAGCCCAAGCCGCAGGGTCAGTTAAAGCTGCAAGAACTCTAGCTGAAGTTCCCCAAGCAATTCCTTGAGAATATATTTGGTCTTCTAAATCTAAATGTTCTAATAATTGATTTCTAATTTGCTGAGCGTGTCCTTCACTATGAGCGTGAGCAAACTCACTTCTAAAACTATCAGGCAAATCAGTTGTTAATTCATCTAATTTTTCTTTAGTTAAAATCCATTCAGGGTCAGGTTTTAATTCATCAACCATAAATTCATTTATTATATTTTCACCTTGGTCAAATAACTTTGCAGTCATTTCTTGTTTATAAGCTGACTTTACAAACGTTCCTGTCCAAAAAGGATAT